CGTGACATCAGGCACAAGATACAGTCTTGTTGTTTGGCATTTAGGAAAGCCGTTTAGATAATGTTTATAAATAATTATTTCAATACAACTATTTGGTCAGAACAAAAACCAGAGTTTTTAAAATCTTTAAACAAAGCATCTAATAAATATATTAAAGAAGCACGAAATAGAGAAAAAAAATTTATAAAAGAACACGGTGATTTTGGAAGATCATATCACTCAACACCACTTACAGCTGATAATGATTTTTTAGATTTTAGAAATTACATTGGTCAAAAATCTTGGGAGTATTTAGATCATCAAGGTTTTGATATGAAACAATACACAACTATGTTTAGTGAGATGTGGGTACAAGAGTTTGCTAAAAAAGGTGGTGGTCACCACTCCGCACACATACATTGGAATCAACACGTATCGGGTTTTTACTTTTTAAAGTGTAGTGATAAAACTTCAATGCCAGTATTCCACGAACCGAGAACCGGGGCACGTGCTACAAAATTAAAAATGAAACCAGACTTAAAAGGTGTATGGCCAGGTACAGAACTTGTGCATTTTAAACCTACACCAGGTACATTAATTATCTTTCCAGGATTTTTAGAACACGAGTTTAGTGTAGATTTTGGTAAAGAGCCTTTTAGATTTATACATTGGAACATACAGGCTGTGCCAAAAGAAATGGCTAAAGATGTTTAAGAAAAAAGAAATAAAAATAGAAGACGACTTTGATTTTAATTTTCTTTGCAAGATTTTAGATTCAGGTGATTTTAATAATACTCCTGTTACAAGATGGTTTGATAATTATATTTCAGATTCTGTTTTTAGAATAAAAGAAGTCCATAAATCTAGGTTTTTATTTTTACTATATAAGTTATTAAACGAAAAATATAATTTAAAAAAATATCCTTCTGATTTAGATATATTTTATTGTATGACATCTGGAGGCAAAAGTCCTCCTCATTCAGAAAATTATGATGTTTATATTATTGGAGTTGAAGGAAAAATTTTATACAGATTAGATGATAAACAATTTATTGTTGAAAAAGGTGACGTACTGCATATACCTAAAAATACATTTCATTCAGGAATTGGATTGAGTCCTAGAATAATTTTATCATTGGCTATAAGAAATTAATATGAGTTTTAAAAAGAAAAAGTATACAGTTATTAAACAAGCTATATCAAAAGACTTAGCAATATTTATTGCTAACTATTTTAGAATGCAAAAACAAGTTTACGATACTTGTAGAAATGCTAGATACATTTCTCCATTTGAAAACATAATAGGTCACTATGAAGGTAAAGATGAACAGATACCAGAAACATATAGTCAGTATTCTAATATAGCTATGGAAACTTTAATGCTTAAATGCCAACCTAAAATGGAAGAAGTAACAGGATTAAAATTATATCCATCTTATACTTATGCAAGAATATATAAAAAAGGTGATGAATTAAAAAGACATAAAGATAGATTTAGTTGTGAGATATCTACAACTATGAATCTTGGTGGTGATGATTGGCCAATATATCTAGAACCATCTGGAGAAGTAGGTAAAAAAGGTGTTAAAGTAGATTTAAAACCAGGAGATATGCTAGTCTACAGTGGTTGTGAGCTAGAACATTGGCGAAATAAATTTAA